TAACTTCATTAACATTATTTGATTGATTGTATAATCTTCTAACCAACTCACCCAATTCCATATCGTTAGGCGTTGATTGTACTAAGTTTTTTATTTGTTGTATATTCATAATTAAAATAATGAGGTTGAGTAAATTAAACTACTATTAAGAGTTTGTAATTTAACTGCTATTAAAACTCTATTTAACGGGTCGATTATACTTTTTTCAAATTGGATATCATAATCGACTTCTGGGGCTATTTCATAAGGATGTTCTCCTGGTAAATANGCAAATACNTTTGAGTATGTGTTTTTACAGTGGTAAATTTTTAACTTTTCACCATTACCAATCATCTTGTATTTGTTCTTATATTTAGGTGATTGATTCATAATAAAGTTATAAAAACCAGCTGCCTTTACGTTAGGAGGGCATTTTAAACCTATTTGAAATTCTTCAGTATCATCAACAATATATTTTTCAATATTATTTGTTTTCTTATTGAATGCGATTTGATCTAGATCTGCTAGTTTAAACTCTTTCTTTGCCTTCTTTAAGTATTCTACTAGCTTNGTTAACATTCCAGAAGTTGGTTTGTTTGATAATATAATCTTAATAGATTCTGTTAAATACTTTCTAGCCAATGTTGGTGTTGAACTTTGTATTGTGTCAAATCCAATAGTCTTAATTTTATCTAAACTTTTGTATCGATCATCAACTTCTAATTTATCCTCCCATGCAATATTTTGTAAATACTTTTTCTTTGCTAGCCATATTCCACTATATGCGATTGCCTCTAATTCAAATGCTAAGAAGTTATCAGTGTTCATTGCATCTGCGTATTTTTGCATAGTTTTTGCAATGTAATCATTAAGTCTAAAGTTATAAAGAGCCATGATAAATTTATCAATTTCCATAGGCTCTCCAGACCATTCAATAGATTCATACATTTCTTCAAACTGAACATAACATGAATCAGTATCTATGTAAACTACAGCAGGTTGTACTAGCTTGTTTTTTACTTTAATATTAAAGTGCTCATGAGCTTTAACATCTTTATGCCAAAACTCATGAAAGTACTTGTTTAATATCTTTTCTGAATATAAAATAGCGCTCTGACCTTGTAGTGTAATAGACTCTGCAATGTCAATATCAAAAAAATGAAACCACTTATTACCGAATGCACCATAGATTGAGTTAAGAGTTACCTTTACTGCTTGTTCATATGCAGTAAATTTAGCTGACATCATTTCATAATAGTCAATTAAACTTTTAATTTCATCTTTATTTAACTGATCTTCGGGTTTATTTAGTAGTTCTTCTATATTCATATATTTTTTTATTCAGCAGATTGACAGGTTGCAATAGTTAATAATGTTTCAGAATCATTTGATTTTAAAACAACTCTATTATCTAATACGTTTGCTGTATAATCTTCTCTATCTAAAAGGTTTAAGTATTTTTTGAATAATGTTACAGATCCGTTAGATTCTCCAGTATATTTTGGATTAATCAACATATTGTAAGTTTTACCTTTAAATTTAACTCCAGTACCATTTGCTTTGATTGAGAATGTATCATCTTTATCTAAGTTAAAAATAGATCTTGCTTTAGATAAAGTTGTATAATCTATATCAAATGAGTAGCTAGTACCACTAATATCAAAAATACTCTTGATTTGAGAATCTGTTAAATCTTTATAACCAAGTGAAGGCTCTGAACAAGATAATACAATTTCTAACTCATCATTAAAAATTCTAAAAGATGTTGCTACAAAATCTTCATCATTCTCTAGGAATTCAATTTCACCTTTAATAGAATCAGAATCAAATTGCTTAAATGCTTCTGTCAACTTAGCAGCATCAAAAAATGCAATCTTAAGCTCTTTACTAGTTTCGATATTACTTTCTATTTGAAAGATATCTTTTAATGGTAATCTGTGGTGCTTTACAGCATCTCTCTGTGGTAAGTAAGCTGCTGCTTGTACTGTTTCATCTTTAATTTTAAAATAGATGAATGAGTCAATAACTTTTAGCTTATTTACAAAATCAATAAAATTTTGTTGATTTACTTTGTTAATTTGAATTTTCATATTTTTGTTTATTATTAAATATTTAGTATTATATTAAGTAAATGCGTAATGTTTCATTGAGTTGTATATAAAAAATAAGGCCAGAATAGTAGCGAACTTTCTGGCCTTGATCCGTTAACTAAAACGGTCCTAAAATCCAATCATATTTCAGATCGGCGTATTTTTACCCCTCACAGCTTGAGCATTCTAAAATATCTCTAGCAAATGATTGAGCTGAACTTTGACTAAATTGATAGTATAAAGTTTTAATACCTTCTTCATGTGCATATAAATATAATTGATTAATATCTTTTGCTGACACACTAGGGTGAATCATAATATTCAATGATTGTGATTGATCTATAAATTTTTGTCTTTGAGCAGCTTGTAAAATTATTTCTTTAGGGCTAATTTCTACAAATGATTTAAAAACTTCTTTTGTTGGAAAATCTAAATGCTGGACAGATCCATCACGTTTTAATATTCCTTCCCACACATCTGGCGTATTTAAGTCATATTTCTCTAATTCTGCTTCTAAGAATGGATTTTTATAAATTGTCTTTAACTTAGCCAAGTCCTTGATAAAATAATTAGATTTAATCGGTTCAATACCCATAGAAACTTGTCCTAATATAAATGAACTACTTTTAGTTGGTGCAACTGCTAATAATGTTGTATTTGCATAACCAGGTCTAATCGATCTATATCCTTTTTCATCATGTAACCATCTTGAGGCTTCCTCACTACGCTCTTTTAAAGTACTAAAGATTTCATGATTTAAAGCCTTTGCTTGTAATGAATTAAATTCAATTAATTTAGATTGAAATAATGAATGATATCCAAGAACTCCAAGACCTAATGCCCTGTGTTGTTCAGCAAATCTATGTGCTCTTTTCATTCCTGGCATATTATAAGACTTCTTAACAAATTCATCCATAACTGCATTTAAGAATAGTGTATAAGTTTCTATTGCATCAGTTTCTTTAATTTCATCCCAGTGTAATAGGTTAATACTTCCTAAACAACAAACAAATGAATTAAATGAATCCGTTGGTAATTGAATCTCACTACATAGATTACTTGCTGTAATTTCTAGTCCTAATTCTTTATATGGTGAATTATTATTAGTGTTATCTTTAAACATAATGTAAGGAAAGCCAAATTCATTTCTCTTCTGAATGATTTTAGCCCAGATTTTACGTTTGTCAGAGTCTCCAGCTTTCATTTCTTCAATCCACTCATCAGTTACTGTAACACCAAACTGTAGATTTTGAATAGGATTTCCTTCACTACCAATATCTAAGAATTCTAAAATATCTTTATGTTCTACTGGTAACCATGCGGCGCATGCTCCTCTTCTTGCTTCTGATTGTTTACATACATCAACTGTAGTATCATACATTCTTGCATAGTGAACTGGTCCATCTGCTGTTCCTCCTGTTGAAATCTTAGTTCCTCTTGCTCTAATATTTCCTAAGTAAATAGAAGTTCCTCCACCATATTTACTCATCATTCCAATCTCTCTACTTCCATTTAAGATACTATCTAAAGTATCATCGACATTACTTCCATAACAGCTAACTGGAAGTCCTTTGTCCTTTCCAAAGTTAATCCAAACCGGAGTTGATAAACTATAAAAACCCCTAGTCATATAGTCCTCAAACTTCTTTGCAAAACCTTCAATTTTAAGGTATCTCTCTGCTGTGTTTGCAACGTCTTTAATTCTTTGTTCGGGTGTTTCGTTTAAGTAACCCCTTGATAAGAATGTTCTACTGTCTTCGTTTAGCCAATAATTCTTTTCGTATTCCATAAATTTTAATGTGTTTAATGTTTTAAAATAAATCGTCTTCGGTAATTGCCTTAGACTTCTTGTTGTAATCTACTGACTTCTTATAAAAGAAATCTCCCTCTTTAGTTGATAAAATCTCAACATCAAACCATAATGATTTTTCGACTTCTGTGAAATCAACATCAAATACTGGTTTCATACCAATTCTTTGTAGGGAGTTGTTAAACCTGTTTTGGATAAATTGTTTGATAGTTTCTTTTGATAAAAAATCAAGTTCTCCATTTTCAAATATCCAATCTAAAATCTTAACTTCAGCAATATATGCTTTTCTACAAGCAGAATTAATAAGTTCCTCAAATTCTTCGTCAAACCACTCTGGATTTTCTTCTCTGATAATATTGATTAGTTCTGAGCCGAAGTTTCCATGAATCTCTTCCTCTTTACTTGTTGCTTCAACTACATTTGAAATACCCTTAAATAGGTTTTTCTCCTTGTTAAATGACATCATAATAAAGAATTGACTAAATAAACTTACATGTTCTATAAATAGAGAAAATAATAGGACTGATTTAGTGTACATTTTATTGTCTCGGCTTCTTGCACCACTTAAATATTTTTTCAAGTATGCAATTCTATCTTTAATTGCAGGAATTTCGACAACGTTCTTAAATTCTTCTTCTAATCCTAAAACTCTTAATAATTGTGCGTAAGCATCTTTGTGTCTTACCTCCGATTCTGCAAATGTCATTCCAACATCTCCAATTTCAGTGATTGGCATTCTTTTATATAAATCTGCCCAAAATGTTTTTACGTTTACTTCTATTTGCGCAATTGCCAACATTGCTCGCTTAATAACCTCTCTTTCACTATCTGATACCTTTGTTTTAAAATCATCAATATCTGTTGTAAAGTTAAATTCTGTATGAATCCAGTATGCATGTCTAATAGCGTCTTTATATGCTAATAGTGATGGATAATCATACGGTAATATATTAATTCTCTGTCTAAAAATGTCTTTTTTCATAATTATTAAATCTGTATTTTGTGTAATGATTAAAAACTAAAGGTTTTTAAAGTTGTGTTATTATCGGTGTGTTAGGAACAATAAAAATTATTACCTATTGTCTTTTTAAAAAGGTCAGTGCTTTATATCCACTATTTTTAATTTTGTTTATTTCTTCAAATCCTCGCCATCTTTCAGAAGCCCAAGTGTATCTTGGATTAGTCGCTTTTCCAAATTTTAAAAGACCATCATAATCGACACCACACCAATCAACTTCTTTAGGTTGGTTTTTAAATACGTCTTGTTCTAATTGTTTTGTTCCTTGATATGCCATAATTTTAGTTCTATTTGCGTGGTTCGTGTAGGCTACTGCCCATACACCCGTCCTGATTATATATTATCTTTTATTATATGTTAACGCATCCTGGATGATTATAATAACTTAATCTTTTTCTTTAACTGATCTGCTTTTGTAAAATACTCATAAGATGTTTTCTTATAATCTTTACGCTGAGCATATAGATCTGATAGTATTTTTTTAAGCATAGATTCCTCAGTATTATATACAACTCCGTTATCACATACAATAACTTTTTTATCTTTTCTTCTTTCTTGAATTTTAGCTTCTGGTATCTTTTCAACAAATGAATCCGGTGAAATATTAAACTGTCTCATTATAGAAGGATACAGAGATGCAAAGTCAAATGCACTTACACCTTGGTGATATCCAGATATAGGTTCTTTTACAAATGCTCCGGCAAATTTACCATCTTTAATACCATCTGGTCTTTTTTCACTTCCAATTCTATAGTTTTGCTCGGCTAATTTTCTAGCAATTAATGACTCGGTTACTGCCACTGGAGATGCTGCTTTATTTAGTGGCATCTTTGTAATATTGGCTAGTGTTAAAATAACTTCCATAGATTTTAACTTCTGGTCAATATAATAAACTAAAACTGAATCGACTACGTTGTAGTAAATATATTTTACAAAATCATCTCTATATAAATCTTGAAGTGATCCGGTATATTTAATCTTTTTAGTATTTAATACTTGTCCAGAAACATAATCAAGTGAGTTAGATTCTTTAACTTTAACACTTCTATCGTATTTATCATATAGTTGCATGTAATCTAAGATTCCGATATGTAAAGGTCTTCCATTTACTTTATCTACCTCATTTGTAATTCCAACTTGACTAATATCGATTTGAAGTCTTTTACATCTATTTACAATATATTGCCAGTCATAGTTAATAAAGTTCCATCCAGTCATCATTGGAAACTTAGGTAAAAACTTCATTAAGAATGTATAGACCATATCATATTCACTCTTAAACTTATGATACTTAAANTCCCAATCTTGATCAAATCCTTTAAAATACTCATTAGTATCATCTTGGATCTTTTGAATCTTATCAGGAGCCATATCCTCTAATCCTAATACAATTGCTTTACGATCTGGTGTAATAATTGAGAAAGAAAGAATTCTAGTTTTAGCTTCTTCTGCTTTTGGAAATCCATCTACAATTTCAGTTTCGATATCGACAAAATAAGTCTTTGGCATATTATACGCAAAAATATCTTCTTTGTCTTTTTCAGGTAAACCATCTAAAAAATAAATTAAAGAAAACTTATTAAATTGTCTAGCAAATCCTTTTTTTATAGATCTACCATCCCAATTTTTATATTGATTGCTAACACCACGATCTTTAGGATCACATATGTACCAATTACTAAATTGATCAATTGCATATTTTTTAAAAGCTACTTCACCTTCTTTATCGTAATATGAAATAATTATATCTTTATCTCTTTGCTCAATATCTAATATCATTAATAGTTATTTTTCTGGCGGTTAACATTTTCTGCAGCTTTACTGAAGTAATAATTGTAAGCTGTTTTTGCATCTAATCCTATTGAAGCAGCATAATTAATAAAGAAGTGCATAATATCTACCCATTCCATATACAATTCTTTTTTGTCTCCTTCGGACATGTCAGAAATCTTTAATGTATTATATTTTGTAAAGTCCCTTTTCCAGTATTTCCATACTGCATTTCCAGAACCATCTTTAATACCTCCAAGAGCATCAGTCATCTCGTGTATTTCATCAACGACTGCATGTGTATTAACATGCCAAAAATCCATAATCTCTCTAATAGTCATGTCTTCAAAGTTAAAACCATAAGTTTGCTCTTGCATCTTCTTTTGGTTTTCCATTATATCTGCTAAGTGTGTCGTCGATTGATCGTAGAAGTCTTTTACTTCTAAGTCTTTACATTCGTTATCTATATTTGCCATATTTTTAATTTATTTTTATATGAAGTATTACTATATTGTTTATAAATCTTGTGGTTTAATTTGTCCCCAATCTCTTTCTGAATCTGTTGATTCTTTGGTTTCTTCTGATTCAGGATATGGTTGCCCACCTACATTCCAAAACCATGCTCCTTGATTNCCATGNTTNACCATAAATTCCCATGCCTTAGCGTCATAGTTCATAGCTGAAGGAAATGGCGGGGCAAATTTTGGATCNACATTTGANGCAAATGCTTTAGGATGTGACCAAACTTTGGCCTTTCCTAATTCACCATTTTTAATATTTCTAGAAACAGCAACTGCNTTAAACTCTGCATCTGGCCAAGCTATTTGTAATGACCTAGATANAACTCCAGTAGATATGGCTGACCATACTTCTTCTGGATATCCATGTTTCTCTGCAATATCATAAGCAACTTTGACTGCGGCTGCAGTAACTAATTCATGCTTTAAACCCAATGGAATAAATGTTGCATTGTTTTCTTCAGCCCAGTCNTTTGCTATTTTATTTAANTTNGGCATTGCTGCAATTCTTCTAAACTTAGGGATAGCACCTCTTTCAATACAAATAGCTTGATGGTCTGATATAACTTTACCAGATGGCATAAATAAAACTAATTTTTTATTATACTTTGCCGCTAAATAAGCCAATGAAATACCTGCAAATCCNAATCTAGGCTGTACATATACTAATGTATCTGATTGTGCTTTTTGAACTAAAATATCTCCAAATCTACACTTAGAACCAAATCCCATCATGTCATCTCTAACGACATTAAAACCATCATGGTTCATAATAACAGGATCTTCTAATGGATCTTTCCAATCTCCTGCTAAATCCAACCACGCCTGTCTATTAGGCATCATTAGATTTAAATCTTGATTCATTGTACTGCTTGTGTGACTATCGTGTGCCATATAATTCTTTTACTTTATTTTTATATTCATATGCTGTTAATCCAGAGTCTGCTATTATCTTATCATCACTAGGATGGTTTGTAAGGCCATTAAATGTTTCTATTAAACCAAGATCAAGCATTGCTTTTTGGCGCCCGTATGGATGATCTTTTATAGAAGACGAGTTCCATAGAGTATCCATATTAATATGTGCATAATCAGGACCTGGTTTTAAATAATTTTCAATCCATCTAATAAAATCACATGCAACATCTTCTGCATTATACGGTAAAGATCCAGTATCTTCATAAATCTTAGTCATAACTGCATCTAAAAATGGTTCAGATTTTTTACCCTTTCCAGAAATTGGATCTGCCAAATATCCAATACATTCTACTGCATTTGTACCATAATAAAACATTGATTCCACATTAACGTATTCTGGAAACCAGTCTGCAATATCTGCAATAACAGCAGCATATTGAAATTTATAAGCTCTTAATCCATTTGATTTATTCCAATCAAACATCCATTGCCCTAATTCTCTAAAATCTCTTTTTTGTCCGGATTCTAACCAAGCTGCCATATCTCTTGCTAATCTTGGTGCAAATTCACATAAAAAATAATCTCCACCTCTTTTATATTGAAATTTAGGTGCAGTAAATCCATCCATTCCAATAAACAAATCAGATTCTTGATCGGCTACTGGTGGTTTAGGGAATGCAGGAAACTGATATCCAACTGAAGTATAAAATGGTGTATTTCTAGATTTGACATGTTCACACATTTGTTCAATAGTATCTGCTTGCCATAAATCAAACATTAATGTATTGTGATATCCAGATGGTTTGGTTGCATAATTAATAGCAGAACCTGTAACTCTATGTAATACAAAGATATACAACCATTCTGCCAAACCGTAAACCTCACGCCTACCAGTCCAATTTTTAGCAACTTGATCTCTTTGCCATGTTATTTTACCGGATTTCATATGTTCCCAATATGGATGATCTTCATTCCATCCATAAAATGCATCATTAACTATTTGGCTAAATCCTGCAAATTTACGCTCAACTACATCGTATAACTCTATTTGTTCTAACAAAGGGTCATTCATATTACTTTCAGCATGTGGAATAATACCTAAATTAGATTTAGCTTGCTGATCCGATGCTAATTTAAAATAATATAAAAACTCATCATAGTATTTTGTAGTTTGTATTTCCATTTTAAAAAAGTGCGTTTGTTTGTTTATTATCTATAGTAAGATTACTATTAGGTTCATTTTTTTCAAGATCCCATCTATAGAATTCACGGGCTAAATGAACTGATTTTGGTTTTTCCATAACATCAAACGATAATTCACCTAAGCCATTAGTATAAACGCTTGGGTGTTTATAAACATCCCAATTGTTTCTTGAACACATTTCCTCAATTAGCATATTAAATTTATTAACTAATTCAGTTCTTTCAGCCCAAGACCCTATAAATGGAGTTCCTTTATAATATCCTGTTTTTGGTAGCTTACGTGATTCATTTTCTATAGGCAATGCTTGAATAACTTCAATCTTATTTACACCACGATTCTGTAACTTTAATAGTTCAGATTCATAATTATCAATTAATGTATTAATAGTAGAATCAGGATCGCTCTGTCGCATTATATGGTGTCGTATATCTATATTACCTAAGTAAACCGTAAGTTCTTTAATCCATGGATATACATATTCATCAAATCCCCTCTTTGTAGCACCGAATAATGTTAAACCATCATTTCTATTCGCCATAGAGCCAGGAGTATACATACTAAAAGAATGACTATCACCAAAACATAATTTATTAGTTTTAGTAATATGATCAATTCTTTTAATATTACTACAAATTTCTCTAGCCTCGTCAATTCTAGATTCTAGTGTTTTAAATAAATCCGAACCTGTTTTTAACCTCTTAGTAATCAATTCACCAATATCTGGCATATCATGATGCATGCTATACATTTTTACTCCAGAATATAATCTATTTAATTGTTGATAAAGATCGTCATTAGCACCTCCAAATATATTAAAAGTACCTTTAAATTCCATACCATGATCTAAGATAATACAATCATAATTATTCCAATCTTCAGATGTTGTTGTAATAACATTAACGTTATTATAGCCAGAATTTGTTAATTGGTTAGCAAGCATAAAAGGCCAAGCACTTTTATGTGAACTTAGCCTATCTGAGAACTTACCTACTAAAATAGCTATTGCGATTTTAATATCTTTATTCTTTTCTAAATCTGTAAAATATGTGAAATTATTATTCATCATATCCAGCATTTGCATCGTTAACATCCATAGGAGATTCAGAATCTTTATACCCGTATTTCTTAATATAATTATCAAGTCCTCCAATATATGCCGCTGCATCTAATAGATTATCTTGTTTATAATTATATGAATGTCTACTTAACTTAAGTGCTACAAGAGCAGCGTACATATCAGCTCCCGTTAGTTGCTTTCCGGTCATTCCAGAGCATATTAGTGCTGCTCTTCGCATCCCTTCTTCAAAGGGACCATATTGCCTTTCTTTTTCTTCTGATCTATTATTAATAATTTGATCTGCGTGTTTTAGAATGTTATCAATGTCCATATGTGTATATTTTATATTTATATAGAGATAACATAAATTGTTTCCGTATTCTATTTAATAAATACGGAAACTTGTTCTTTTAGAAATTCTTTGAAAGATAGATTTATCCATTCAGGAAAGATTGATTTTACTTTAGTTGAATTTAATGCGTATCTTCTATCATGTCCCAGTCTATCCTCAACATATTTAAAGTCTGGTGTTTTACCTAACATCTCTGAAATCATATTTATAATTTCTATATTTTGATATCTTTCACCAGATCCGATATTAAATACATCGTTAATTTGATCTGAAATCATTAGTTCATATATAATTTGAACGTTATCCTCTACGTCAATCCACTCTCTTACTTGTTTACCATCACCATATACTGGAATAGTCAAATCATTAGCGATAGATTTCATAATCTTTGGAATAAACTTTTCTTTATTCTGATGATCTCCATAGTTATTACAAGTTCTAGTAATAATATAAGGTAATCCAAAAGTTCTATTCGCTGAAAGTACTAATAAATCTGAAGAAGCCTTAGAAGCTGAATAATAAGATGAACCAACTAAGGGGTAAGTTTCATTAGATTCTGCTAAAATACCAATATCATTCATGTCACCATAAACCTCATCTGTTGAAATATGAATAAATTTCTTAAGGTTAGGATTTTGCCTGGCACATTCTAATAGATTAAAAGTTCCTTCAACATTAGTTTTAATAAAAGGCTTTCCATCTTTAATAGAATTATCTACGTGTGATTCTGCTGCAAAATGAACTATATAATCATAATCTCCTAAATCTTCTGCAGTAACGTCACAAATATCTTTTACCATTTGTTTATGATTTACCTTTACATTCATTGGATCAGCTGCATATGTCATACTGTCTAAAACTACAATTTCTGCTGAAGGTAACTTTCTACCTAATAAATTTACAAACGAAGATCCTATAAATCCATATCC